CCAGCGCATCGCGAAAGCGCGTTGGCGTCCATCCGGCGCGTCTAAATACGTCCGGCACTAACTGGTTCAATGCCGCGTCGATACCCGATGGCGGCGCGGCGGGTGCCGCGGGCGGTGCGGCTTGCGGCGCGGCGGGCGGTTGCGGCGCTGCCGTTGCGGCGGAAACCGGCGGCGCTGCTTGCGCTGTGGTCGGCGGCGGCGGCGTGCCGACGGGCGGCGCCTCTGGCTGCGCCGGTGGCTGCGCGGGCACCGGAGCCCGCCCTTGAGCGCGATCGCGTTTGTCGCGCGCGGCTTGATAAGCCTGAATGGCGTCGGTCGCTGGTTGCTGATATTGCCGCGGCAATGGCGCATTGAGGGGGCCGGTCCAGCCGATCTTTTGTTTGACGTATTGCTCGATATTTCCAAGCGATGGATCGTCAACGCCCAACTGATTGCTGGCAATATAGGCGATACTGCCGGGTTGTCCCGCCCGCTCGTCGGTCGTTGCCGGCGCCGCCGCTGTTGGTTGCGGCGACCATGCCGGCGCGCTCGGCGCGGGCGCCGCTGCACCCGCCGGTCCGCCGCCCGCGGCGGCTTGCGGCGCCACGTCGGGCGATAACAGATTGGTTCCGCCCAACGGCAAAAACGGCGCCATCTTGACGACATCTGTCACGTCACCGGCCCCGGCGATCGCCTTCAGCATGTCCGGCAGCGTCAATTGCCCTTGTTGCGCGGCTTGCCGCAACGCGTTTTGCGCATCGACTTGCGCTTGTTGAAGCTGCGCCTGCCGAAAGATCGTCGGCAGATTGCCCAGCATGCTGCCGAGACCGGACGCTGTGGAGGTAAAATCAGACGCCGAGGGAGGTCTCACCAATGGGTCGAACTCAGCCATTTAAGCGGCCTTTAGAAATTCATCAAAGATCGAGGCAGCGCGATCCGTCGCTCGACCGTAATTCACCGCCTTGTAGCCGCCAATATCGACCACCGCATCCGGGTATTTTTTCTCAACGTCCTGCGCAATGACGCCGATGCGCGGCGTCGGATCGCCGATGTAATTATATCGGAAGATGCCAAGCCCGTCGTAAAGCTCACCGACGCGATCGATGTTTTCCTTCAAGGCAACGTCACTGAAGACCTTGCCAAGCAAGCTGCTACCGCCGCTTGAACCGGCAAAATTCAGCAAGCCGCCGAGCACATTGCCACCCGTGATCGCATCCAGCATGCCTTGCTGAGCGCCGGCGGCGCCCTGACCGGTGCCATAACCCCAGCCGAGATTAGCAAGACTGCTCAACGGCCCCCCGAGCGCACCGGCTTGCTGTTGGAATGACGTTCCGAGGTTGGTGCCAAGATTTGATTCCGCGCCAGCCAAACCGGTCGCAGCGGCATTAGCACTCGTCACGCCCGGCAAGAGCGAGTTGATCCAATCAGTGTACTTCCCGGCATTGTAGTTAGACATGAACTTCGATAGGTCGAGCGCTTCCGCGCCCGAGCCGGTCTTTCCCGACCGCGCCTCCTGCGCCCTGAGCGCCGCCGTGCCCTGATTCAGCGGCCCGGTGAAAAACGGCGTTTGCGTAAACGCATTCCAGGCCGAGCCCGGCCCGGTAGCGCCGGAGGTGGCGCTCGCATATGTCTGCGCGGTCGGCGCGTACATATTATAAAGATTTTTCAGGGTATCGATGCCTTGCTGACCGTATTGCGTAACCGCTTCTCGCGCCTGCGGATAAAGTTGCTGAATAGCATTTTCCCATGACTGCAATTGCGGCGCTGCGAGATTATATCCAGTCTGCAAGCCCTGATTGATCGGCCCGGAAATGTTCGGCGCGAACCAAGAGCCAAACGTATCGAAAATACCCATGGGCTACCTCCTAGACCGTGCGCACAAAGACCTGAGAACCTGAAGCATACAACCCGCCCACCGGCACGCCGGCTTGCGCCGCCGCCGCGTCGGTCGCCGCTTGTGTCAACGTGCCGACATTATTCGCCGCAAGCTGTCGCACCAGCGTATCAAGCGCGGCGACATATTGCGCCATCGTCAATTGCGGCCGGCCTTCGTCGGTCACATCGACCCACGAAATGTCAGGCCGCGGCGGCGGTTGCTTGAAGGGAAGCGCCATATCTTGACAAGCTCTACATTTTGTGGAAAAAGAGTTGCTCGAACCTTCGAGGAAACACACCCAATGAGCATTCAGGCTGACCTGATCGCCGTCTATAATGGCTTCGTCCAAGCCGGGCTCGGGCGCTCTGCGATTGACAATGCCGGCATTTTCGGGCCAGCCGGTCAATCGCTGGTCGGCGACCATGCCGTTATTACTTGGACCTATTCCTCCAATTGCAACTGCATCGGGGTCAACGACCCCGACTCGCCGCTTCATCTCTATGATGGTTATGCGTATCCAAGCCCGGTGACCGATGTCACGCTCACCATCAACCAACACACATTTGATTTTATGCCGCTAGACTATGGCATCGTGCGCTTGCCCAACAACGGATCGGTCTATTACCCGCCATCGTTCTTTTCTTTCCAGGCCGAAGGCCCGCCCGGCATCATTAGTACGTTTCAGGGCGGCACCATTGACGGCGCCTTTTCCATAAATCGCGGCACGGACGGCTTGTTCGGACCACTCAGCGCCGGCGTCCCCGCCCCCGACATTGGCACAAGCCTGCCCGGCGCGATCATCGCACTCGCCGTGCTCGCGTGGTGGCTGTGGCGCCGCTACGGCCCCACCGCCCGCGGATCGCCCGACTGCGTCCCCATCATCAAGCCGGTGTAAACCGCGTCGGTGACATCGATGCGCCAGCGATTGCCCAGCGAAGACGACAACCCGCAATTCTTCACCGACACGCGCACGCGTTTGCTTAAATCTTGCGGCCCCAGCGAGCGAATCAGCGGATTGCCGAAGCTCAAGCCACCGTCCACCGACCACGACACCGCGCATACCGGCTCCAATTGCTGCGGCGTCACTGAGAGATCGACCGCAGTGCCGCCGCTGGCATAAGCAGATGCCGTCAGACTAACACCCGTGTGCGACCCGGTTGCCGCCGCGCTCAGCGTGTAGGTGCCCGGTCCGCCGCCAGCCGTGCCGATCGAGGCGATCACCGTGCCGGGAGCAATATCCTGACCGGCAATCGGCTGATTGACGGCAAGCACTCCGGTCGTGCTCGTGACCGCCAGCGAGCTTGTGCCGTTGGTCGTCGCAACAAAGCTGAAATTGCCGTTGTAAAGACTGCCGATAAGATCGATGTGCGTGCTATCGATCAAATTCATTTGCCAAGTGCCATTAGCCGCAATTCCGGTAACGCTGCTTACACCTGTGACAAGCACAGTGTCGTTGTTGCTGGCCTGCGACGTATCGTTCACCGTCAACCGAATGGCATTATGCGCGCCAGTCACCGCGCCCATGGTGGCGGTCGCAATCGCCATGGTGAAGTGCCGCGACACCGTGCCGACGCCGAAGTCGAACAGGAAATCCGCACGGGCCACCCGCACTTGCATCGGGAAGGCCGCGACCGGACCGGACTCTATGCGAAACAATTGCGGCACGCCCACTTCGGTATAATTCTGATCATCGATATAAAGGATATTTCCGCTCAGCATATCGCCGCAAATAAACTTGTTGAAGGCCGGATGGCCGAGGCGCGCGCGCCAGCGACTATAGATACCGGTGGGCTGAAGCGACCAGCGCTCGTTCCACTCCTGGGTGCGAATATTGTATTCCCACGTCCATGCCGGTGACGACAATGTCCAAAATTTCTGTCCAGCAAAGTAATAGCAACTTGCTTCCAGCGTCGCCCCCGCATTGACTTGCGCTTCGATCAGCTTGTCCAGATCGGGCGGTGATACTTTTGTCGGCGGCGACAGGCTCGACGGCGGCATATAATGCACCCCGGAATCCTGATCGACCCATAAAAGCTCGCTGAACCCCGTCTCAAAGCCGGCGATCGCGCTAGGCTGAATCAGCCCGGTTTCCAACACCACGGCCCGATTATAAGGAAAGGCGGGCGGCGCATTGCCCGCATCCCCCCAAATTTCCAGCGATGCCGTCGTGAAACACAACAAATAACCAGAAAATGCAATCACGCGCGATAACGTCACGTCGGAGTGAGACTGTATCGTTACATAGGTCAGCGAGTTCATCGCCAGAGAATTCAATTCCGTGGCAAACACCTGACCGTTGGCGACCGAAAAGAAAAAATAGCCGTCCTGAAAGCACACGCTGTTCGGCTGCGGCATCGCGCCGACGCCCGTATAAAGCAGCGGCGTGCCGCTGAACGAAATGCCCGCAGTGCCCTCACCGCCGGCAAGCAAACCGCTCGCCGGCACGAAGGTCACAGTTTCATTGCCGTTGCCAGCGCCGGCGCGCGCCCAGGTCATCATCGTCTGATTGGCAACCGACCCCGGCTGCGTAATGGTGATCACTGCGCCTGATGATGTCGCGGTCACACTGTTGCGCGCCAAAGTGGCGTCGTTGTTGATCGCCGTTGTCAATCCGGTGGCGATCGAAGTTGTGGTCGCGCCGGCGCCCAGCGAATAGGTGACCGACACATAAGCATTGGCCACCGTGCTATTGGAGAACGTGATGGTGACGCTGTCACCGCTGTTCAAGCGCGTGCCGCCGATCGTCGCCGTCGCCGATGCGTTGGCGAGATTGGTGGTATGAAGAATATAAGCGCCGAAGTCGGGATCGACCGCGACCACGTCCGGACTAGGCTGAATTTGATTGTGCGCCATCGATACCGGCTTATTGCCGGGGAACACCCCTAATGGCGTAAAATCGCCGAACGAATCCAGCGTCGCCGCTTCGTTATTCCACGCTTCGTACGACAAGCCACCGGCGATCAGGCCGCCACGATAGCCGGAATACGTCACGCCTCCCACCGTCCCGATCCGCGCCAACACCGACAAGCCCGGCGAGCGCCGCCAGACTTGCGGCGCGATCGCACCCTGCCCGTTTTCGCCTAGCGGCTCGACGTAACAATTAATAAGCCTGCCCGAGCCTTCCTGCGGATTGGCGCCCGGCAACGAGGATCGCGGAAATGGTATCGGCACCGGTTTATTCGGCATTACATGTAATCCGTTTGCAGTATTTCATAAGTCGGACGCCCGCGTGTCATTTGCTTGAGCGACAGCGCGGCAATGCCGGCGCCGGGCGGCATGCCCAACCCGCGTGAGACCAACAGCGTATATTGCTGCGGATCGATGGCGCCGAACTTGGTCGCGCATTCGCCGGCAAGAATGTCCGCCAAGTCGGAAAACCACGCGCCGGGAATCGCATTCGCATCGGGAACATAGCAAATTTCCAGGGCGTTGAGCTTGCGGAACAGCGGATCAAGCTCCGACTGAA